CTTATATATAAGCAGGTGGATGAAGGGCGCGTAGTCGATAAAAAGCGGGGCATTATACAAGCTGATTCTTATGGCGATAGATGGGATGAAACTACAGCAGCGGGGGTGATGACGTCAGGTAGCGGGCACCCAAGTTTCATGGATCAATTTAAGCTATCTTTCTCTGACTCTCCCGCAGGAGCCGCGTATAACTTAGGCACTACTTTGGGTGTGTATACGGCTATAAAAAACTCAGATGGTACAGTAACTATTCGTGACACTTATAATTGGACAGGGCAAACGGATGATCCTGAAGGAGAAGTAAATATGACTCTTTCAGACTTCTTTGAAGTGCTACCAAGAATCATAAAAGACCCAGAAGGCGCAGGTAATGTGGCAATGCGTTCTATGTTCAAAGACAAACAAAGCCCTGTTGAATTTACACTGCCGCCAAGACAAGGTGCGGACATACCAACTGAGATGCCTGAAGGGTTCCGTAAAGGCGGACGCACAAGACTAATTTAGAGATACATTATGGCTATTGAGAAAGGACTATACGCTGCCCCACAGGGCATAGAAAGCGAACTGCTGGACGAAGAAGAAGGTGCGCTTGAGATCGAGATTGTAGACCCAGAGATGGTAACTCTAAGCGATGGTAGCGTAGAGATCACCTTGATCCCCGGTGGCGATGAATCTGGTGACATGGAGTTTGGCGAGAATATTGCTGAAGGTATAGAAGACGATGAGCTTGGTAAACTAGCCGATGAGCTTGTGGGTCTTATTGACGCTGATGTAGAGAGTCGTAAAGACTGGGCTGACACCTATGTTAAAGGTTTAGATGTTCTTGGGTTTAAGTATGAAGAGCGTACTGAGCCTTGGGAAGATGCCTGTGGTGTGTACTCTACAGTCCTTGCTGAAGCTGCCATACGTTTCCAAGCTGAAACCATGTCAGAGACGTTTCCTTCTTCTGGCCCAGTTAGGGTAAAAATCCTTGGGGAAGAAACAAAAGACAAAGAAGATGCCGCAGTTCGTGTAAAAGCGGATATGAACTATGAGCTTACTGAGCGCATGGTGGAGTACCGACCAGAACATGAACGCCTACTGTACAGCCTAGGATTGGCTGGTAGCGCGTTTAAGAAAGTTTACTTTGATCCAAACATAGGTAGACAGGTAGCCCTGTATATCCCTGCGGAAGATGTGATAGTGCCCTACGGCGCTTCTAATATAGAGAACGCAGAACGTGTTACGCACATCATGCGTAAGACTAAGAATGAAATACGCAAGCTACAAGCATCAGGGTTCTATAGAGATGTAGATCTAGGTGATCCGCAGCCGTACCACACTGATATAGAAGAACGTAAAGCCGAAGAGGGCGGTTACTCTATTACGGACGATGACCGTTACGCAGTGTACGAGGTACATGCTGATCTGGTCATTGATGGTGTGGATGAAGATGAAGAAGAGATAGCAAAGCCCTACGTAGTAACTATAGAGCGTGGCACGAGCGCGGTTCTTGCAATCCGCCGTAACTGGGAGGAAGAAGACGAGTTGATGTTAAAGCGTCAACACTTCGTACACTACGTCTACGTACCCGGATTTGGGTTCTATGGCCTTGGCTTGATTCACATTATTGGTGGATATGCTAAAGCTGGTACAGCACTTATACGTCAGCTTGTAGATGCAGGTACTTTAGCTAACCTACCGGGCGGTTTAAAAGCTCGTGGGTTACGTATCAAAGGTGATGACACTCCGATTGAACCGGGTGAGTGGAAAGACGTAGACGTACCATCAGGCAGTATCCGCGACAACATCATGCCGCTTCCTTATAAAGAGCCTAGCCAGACTCTATTAGCCCTACTTAACCAGATCACAACTGAAGGTCGGCGGTTGGGCGCTATCAGTGATATGAACATCTCTGACATGTCAGCCAATGCCCCTGTGGGTACTACGCTGGCGCTATTAGAGCGTACGTTAAAGCCTATGGCAGCAGTACAAGCCCGTGTCCACTATGCTATGAAGCAAGAGTTTAAAATGCTCAAAGCTATCATGGCAGAGTATGCACCAGCAGAGTACGCCTACGAGCCTCTTCGTGGAGAAGTATCAGCGCGACAATCAGATTATATGATGGTGGATGTAATCCCTGTCAGTGATCCTAATAGCTCTACAATGGCCCAGCGAGTTGTACAGTACCAAGCGGTATTGCAGATGTCGCAACAGGCACCACAGATCTACGACCTACCACAGCTACACAGGCAGATGATAGAAGTGCTAGGCGTTAAGAACGCCGACAAACTTGTCCCAGTAGATGATGATGCAACACCTACCGATCCGGTAAGCGAGAATATGGATGCTCTAACTGGCAAGCCTTTAAAAGCGTTTATATATCAAGACCACGAAGCGCATATAGCAGCGCACCAAGCGTTTATACAAGATCCTATGATTATGCAAATGATTGGGCAAAATCCGCAGGGCAAACAGATCATGGCTGCTCTGCAAGCGCACATAGCTGAACACACAGCGTTCTTGTACCGCAAACAAATAGAAGAAAAACTTGGTGCTCCATTACCACCTCCGGGTGAGCAACTGTCTGAAGAGATAGAAGTTAACCTAGCAAGGCTCGTTGCAGACGCAGGTAAGCAAGTATCTCAACAGAACCAGCAAAAAGCAGCGCAGCAGCAAGCGCAAAAGAAAGCACAAGATCCTGTTATACAAATGCAGCAAGCAGAACTACAAATTAAACAACAAGAAGTACAACGTAAGGTTCAGAAAGACCAAGCCGATACGCAGATTAAACAGCAGGAACTACAACTAAAAGCGCAGAAGAACCAAGCAGATGCGCTTATAGATGCTGAACAATTAAAGATAGAACAGCAAGAATTGCAGATAGATGCTCAGAAAGCAGGTGCAAAACTAGCCGCAGATCGTAGGAAAGACACCACCAAGCTAGATCTTGATCTCCTTAAAACGATAAAAGATTCCAATAAACCTAGAGGCCAATAATGGCAATAACCGTCTTAGACGCGCTGAAGAACAAAATCGAGGAAGATAAATCCTCGGCACTACAATTTCTAAGTGGTGGCGGAGCTAAAGACTTCGCCATGTACAAGGAAACCACAGGCTTAATTCGGGGTCTCGAAGCCTGCTTGGGATATGTAGAAGACCTCTCGCGAAGGGAGTATGAAGATGACTGAAGCTGTACAAGCCGTGGAAGTAACTGAAGATGAATTTGAAGCACAATTACCTAAGCCCGTAGGCTACAAGGTATTGGTAGCTATGCCGGTAGTAGAAGAAGCCTTTGAAGGTTCTGACCTACTAAAGTCGGTAACAACTAAAAACCATGAGCAGATCATGTCTATTATAGGACTTGTGCTAGATATGGGTGAACAAGCGTACAGTGACGTAGAACGATTCCCTACTGGAGCTTGGTGTGAAGAAGGCGATTATGTAATGTTCCGTGCTAACACTGGCACTAGGTTTACTATTGGGGGGCTTGAGTATCGTCTAATGAATGATGATTCTATTGAAGCCGTTGTAGCTGACCCCCGTGCCATACAAAGAGCGTAAGGAGTAATATATGCCGTTCCAAAAAATCGAATACAGTTTTCCAGAAGATGAGAACGAAACTTCTGACTTAGAAGTAGAAAGTTCAGGCGCAGTTGAAATCGACATCTCTGGTAAGAAAGGCGCAGATGAGTACGCAGAAACTCCTGTTGAAGCTGAAGCTGAAGCTGAAGAAGAGCTAGATATTGAAGTTGTTGACGATATGCCAGACAATGATCGTGACCGTAGAAAATCTACAGTACACGACGTTACAGACGAAGAACTACAAACCTATTCTAATAAAGTACGAAAACGGCTTTCTCATCTTAGCAAAGTATATCACGACGAGCGTAGGTCAAAAGAATCCGCGTATAGAGAACGCGAAGAGTTAGAAGGTTTAGCAAAACGGCTGGTAGAAGAAAACAAAGAGCTAAAGGGTAATGCCAGCAAAAATCAAACGGCATTACTTGACCAAGCTAAAAAGAGTGCAACAGCCGAACTTGACGACGCAAAACGTCTATATAAAGTTGCTTACGAAGATGGTGATTCAGAGGCATTGGTTGACGCACAAGAAAATATAACCAGTGCTAAGATCAAAGCTGATAAACTAAACAGTTTCAAAATACCTCCTTTACAAGAAGATGAAACTAGAGTACAAGATACTCAAGACGTTGTTGAGCCGGTACAACGTGACACTCGCGCTGAAGAGTGGAGGGACAACAACCCTTGGTTCGACAAAGATCCAGAAATGACAAGTTTAGCCGTAGGGCTACACCATAAACTTATTGGTGAGGGCATAAGCCCAACTAGCGATGAATACTACGAGCGAATAAATACTCGTATGCGAAATATATTCCCCGAAAATTTCGAGGATACGACAGTTGAAGAACCAAAATCTAGACGGCAGACAAATGTGGTTGCACCCGCTACGCGGAGCACAGCACCTCGAAAGGTGACATTAACGCAAACACAAGTAGCTCTTGCTAATAGACTTGGAGTACCACTTGAAGAGTACGCCAAGCAGGTTGCAATAGAAATGAGGAACGTATAATGGCTGATAATAGAATCAAGCGGGATCACGAAACACGCGACACTTCTACTCGTAAGAAACATTGGAAAAGGGCTGAAGTATTGCCTTCTCCTGATGAACAAGATGGGTATAATTTTCGTTGGGTGCGTGTGAGTACGCAGGGTCAAATTGATGCTACTAATGTATCTTCAAAATTACGTGAAGGTTGGGAGCCGGTTAAAGCCGTAGATCATCCAGAAATAACTATGGTTAATGTAGAGAATGAACGCTTTGCAGATAACGTAGTGATGGGTGGCCTTATGCTATGTAAAGCTCCAAAAGAATTAGTCGCAGAACGTACTGAACATTACGATATGCAGGCTAAGTCACAGATGAACTCTGTGGACAACAACCTCATGCGCGAAAACGATCCCCGAATGCCATTGTTTAACGAACGTAAAACAACCGTATCGTTCGGCAAAGGTAAATAAATTTAAATGTTAAGAGGTTAGCA